TTTCATCTTCAGCATGACTCGCTGTTAACTCACGCTCCTTCATTGAATCATATCTTTTAATGATATCGTGAGCAGTTGTCTTGGGGGGGCTCGAATAAGGAAGAGCCTCTTGATGATATTTCCCCTGAAACATGGTGAGAAAATGCATCGTAAGACCAATTATGCTTGTCTTTGTTCTTCTTCTCACATTGTCAAAACTCTGAACAAGATATCTACCTTGGGGAGTGATTTCACTCCTTTTAATCCATCCAGACATTTTGAGTCTTTGATAATACTCGTCTGGTAGAAAGAGTTTCGTCTTTTGTTTCGGTGATAACTTCTTCCCTACATCTAATTTAATGTACTCAGGGAAGAGGCCATACTTAAAGATGTTTATACCATGATTAAGGAGGGCTTGGTAATTCCTACTATATCTATGATAGATGTAGGCGAACATCCTCTCCTTAACGAGCTCTGATACTCCTTGAGACATCTCTTGGAGTGTCTGAGGTAATGACAACCAATGGTTGATATCAGGCTCAGGAAAGAGTGCCTTCATTCTCATTTGAGAATTGGCGGTATATCCTCCTTCCTCATTTATGTGAATAAGTTGTTCACCTATTACATATCCATAATCCGAGATGATTTCTTTTTCGTAATTTATCTCGAATCCTACATTTTCTTGCTCTTGATGAAGAGTTTTGATTTCGGTTCTCCTTAGGGAACTAATCGAGTCATCACCAAGAATCGAATACACATTTAGTCTCATGAAGAGAAATGGTAACATGTTTTCGATACATAGTATAATGAAACTATGTGCATATCCCATATGACACCCCCTTGTAGTAGTGAGGGTGAGGATATTTTCATTTTTGTCGAGAAGATAATTTTCATAATCCTCTATCGACATTTCTCCTGCAGGAAGGCCATATTGCCATCTTAACAACCTGCCGTCTTTGGAGATTGGTATGAGTGGTCTCTTATTGAGGTCGAATACACATCCATATTTGTGTACGAGTTTGGATTTTGGTTTAAACTCAAGTTCCTCTGACACATCAGGAAAAAATACTTCATGTGGTCCTAAGAGATAATCCATAATATCATACCACGTTTGTTTATCATCGATATTCGTAACTTTGATTATTTCTTTAGCTACGATTGCGTTGAACAGGTGATTTGTTTTGTCTGTTCCTCCTTTGTAATCCGATGACAAATATGTGTTACCCTCTATGATTGGCTTGACATGAGTCATTGCCATAGGGGCAATATTATGTAGAATGTGTCTACAATTGGCGGCCCATTGTTCTGATAGGACTGATGTCCAGAACTCTGTAATATGGGGTACTCTATGTTTATACCCCTTTTCTGGCACGTCGAGAGCCCTCAGACGTGGTAACCGGCCTTTAACTTTTTTGAAAAGTTTGACACATTCGTTGACTATTCCACGATTTAATTTTCGTTGTGCATCTTTCATTACGGCCATTTCTATACCGTATGATGTGTAAATTGGCATCTTAAAATTTAGCACACGACTAAAATAGTCAACCATTCGGCCTTTTCCGCCGATTCGGATTTCACTCTCGAAACATGCCGCATTTGTCTTGAATTCGGGTGACTCGGTTTCAAATTTAAATGTACCGGTCACGCCTCTTAAGATTTTGAGATATTTCTCAGGCACTAATTTCGAGGGGCCACATAATGAATTTCTC